ATAGAAAAAATAGAAAGAGAAGATGGTCAAGCTGAAAACATCAGATTTATTATACAATTCTAAAGGTTAGACATGGCATTAAACTTTAACACAAATCCGTATTACGATGATTTTGATGAAGATAAAAACTTTCACAGAATCTTGTTTAGACCTGGCCGTGCTGTACAAGCACGTGAATTGACACAATCACAAACTATTCTTCAGAATCAAATTGACCGTTTTGGTAAACATGTATTTCAAGAAGGTTCAAAAGTTACTGGTGGTGAAACATTTGATGAAACTGTACTTTCTGTAAAACTTCAACCAACTTATAGTGGCAATACAATTAATATTTCTGGTTATAATGATTACTTTGCGTTTTCAACAACCAGCAATGCAGTTTATAAAATTAAAAAAGCTGAAGCTGCTACTTCTACTGATCCAAACACTTTATTCTTAGCGTTTATTAAAGGTTCTACCGTAATTAACGGAAACGCAAATGTGACGATTGCAAATTCAGAAACTTTGAGAATATATTCAACTGGGGATTTATCGTCTTCAAATATTGTAGGCAACGTCATTTCTTCAAGCACAGAATCTTCAAATACTGGAAGACTTTTTTCAGTAAATGAAGGCATATTTTTTACTAATGGATGTTTTGTAAAAACACCAAAACAAACAACCGTTGTATCGAAATACACAAATAATGCAAATGTGACTGTTGGATTCGACGTTACCGAATCTATAGTTGCTTCAACATCAGATACTTCTTTGTTAGATCCGGCTATTGGAGCTTCAAACTATATTGCTCCAGGTGCTGACAGATATAAGATTGAACTTACATTAACTACAAAAGAAATCACTGCTGATGAATCAATTTCCGATCTTACGACATCAAAATACATTGAGTTATCAAGATATAGAAATGGTGAATTAGTAAAACAAACTCAAACTTCTGTTTATTCTGTTCTTGGAGACACACTTGCAAGAAGAACTTATGATGAATCTGGTAATTATAGAGTAGAGGGACTTAATCCCAAAATTCCTTCAGAAAAATTCACTCCAAATAGCATTTTTACATTCGCAATTAGCCCAGGCAAAGCGTATGTTAAGGGCTATGAAATAGAAACTGTAGGTACAACTGAACTGTTATTAACAAAATCACGTGCCACCGAATCTGTTTCTGGTTATGATGTACCTGCTTACTACGGCAATTATTTTTACATAACAACAGCAAATGGCGCAGTTATAAACTTTTCAACTGCGGAGAAATTAGAACTACACAGAAATGTTGGCGCATTTAGCGCATCAACTAAAATTGCTGAAGCATATCCAAAGAATTTAGAATATGTGAGTGGCAATGGATCTACTTCAACCTATAAACTACATCTATTCAATATTGTAAAAACAAGTAACACACCAATTGACTTGACACGTGCCATTATAGCGGGCAACTCAACATCAGTCAATGCTACCTGTAACATTTCAAACAGTTCAGTTATTACAAGAACAATTGCTGGTACAAATTATTCATATTCGAATGTAATTAACTTGGCTAGTTCAACAGGTGTTACTGTTGGTATGGAAGTTTCGGGTACAAATATTTCATTTCCAACTTATGTAACTGCTATAAATGGTAACGATATTACTGTAAGTGGAAATCCTGTTGGTAACAATACGCTACAGTCTCTTACCTTCAGATCAGCGTATTTGACGGATACTAACTATGACTCGTCTGTTTTTGAGGCTTCGTATGATGTAATCAAGCAATTCTCTCAAGTTAATTATTATACCAAACGAGTTTTCAAATCGGTTTCATTTGTTGCTGGAGTGGCTTCAGTTCAGACAAATGATGGAACAGAAAGATTTGCTAATGTAAGTGGTGCAAATTTACAAAGACACTATGCTATTTGTATTCGCACTGGTGGTACAGGATCTTTTCCGAATTTTACATGGGTCAACTTGAGTGCTGGTTCTTATATTAGTGTGCCTTCACCATCAGTCGGTTCTCCAGCAACACTGAATATCAATTTGGGAGATGCCACTTTCAATGGCACGGCAGATATTCTGACCACACTTGATATTACAGCAGCAACGAGAAGAACAAAAACGCTGTCTCAAAATGACATCAAATACTTTACTGTATTGGATTCGGCAAACACATTCTCTTTAGGCTATGCGGATGTAATCAACGTTTCGGCAATTTATATTGCGACTGGTTCAAATACAGCATCAAACGCTAATGTAAACGTTGTTGGAAGTTTTGATATTGATCTTGGTCAAAGAGATAGCTTCTATGATCATTCTACGATCAAATTAAAGAACGGAGCAACTGTAAATACTGGCAACACGTTGGTGATCTTTAATCGTTTTACACATTCGGGGACAGGGTATTTCGATACTTTATCTTACCCAACATACGATGAAATTCCAGCTTATACAAAAACTGATGGTACAGTAATAGATTTAAGAGATTCAATAGACTTTAGACCAATCAGAACGGCAAATGCGTCTTCTAATGTTTATTCAAATCTCTCAATGTCGTTTGCCTCACAACAAATTGTTGATTCATTAATTGGTTCCGTTGATACTGATGTTGAATATTATCTCAGAAGAAATGATAAAATTGTATTGACAAAAAATGGTACGTTCAAAACTCTGACTGGTGTTAGCGCATTGACGAACCCACCAATTCCAAATAATGAAGAAGATTCAATGACACTTTATACTTTGTCAATTGATCCATACACTTATACAGCAAGTAATGTAAAAATTCAAGTTGAAAATAATAAACGTTATACGATGAAAGATATTGGTTCAATTGATAATCGTTTAACTAGAGTTGAATATTATACCGCACTTAATCTGTTAGAAAAAGATATAGCGTCAACGGTATATTATGATGACCAAGATAATCAGTTATTTAACAACGGTTTTGTTGTAGATTCTTTCAAAGGTCATAGCATAGGTGATGTGTTTAATCCTGACTACAGTTGTTCAATTGATTACGATAATGAAATACTCAGACCGAAGTTTGAAAGTAATGGCACATCTTTAGCTATTTCAAGTAACACACTATCGACAACTGGTAATCTTATAACATTAACTTACACTTCTGTACCATATATTACACAAAATATAGCGTCAGAAACAGTAAACGTTAACCCATTTAATGTGATTGGTTTTATTGGTTATGTGAAACTCGAAAAATCTTCTGCAAGTTGGGCAGACTTTTCAACGAGACCGGATGTTGTTATCAATAGAGATAATGGTTTAGATAATTTTGTTTACTCAAATAATTTTCCCGGATCAAAATGGAATGATTGGTCATTGTTTGGCTATGATGATGAAACAAATATTGTTTACACATATTATTCTTCATCCGGTCAACAACTTCAAACCACAACGGATTCTAGAGTAAAATCATCCGACAGTGGCATTATTGAAAATAAACTTTTGATTTATACCGCAAACACTGCGTTAGATTTTGAACTTTTTGGCATGAGACCTAATGTTAGAGTAATAGCATATTTGGATAACATTAATGTTACTGGTTACATGAGAAAATATGATTCCGCAAACTCGGTTTACACAACTGCGGAATTGACTACAGATAGTAATGGATACGCAAAGGGTAAAATATATATTCCTAACGACGAATATTTTAAATTCACTGTCGGAGCAAATCATTTATTTTTCTGTGATAATCTTTTTAGTCCCCAAAATTCTTCAACATTTGCTGAAACCTTTTTTTACTCTGCCAATCCTAAAAAGAAAAAGAAGAAGAAAAAAAGACGCACTCCTAAAACTCCTGTTATAACGGTTATTTTTGATCCAAATGATGATGTAACTGTTGAACTTCCGACTGATACTGATAACACTAAAATAAATACACAAACACAAAGTGTTTATGTTGATTCAGAATCACCAACATTTACTACTATGAATGCTATTGCCATAGGAGCCGCACAAGCAGGAGGAACAAGATATAATGGTTCAACTGATTTTCATAGTGCCGTAAAAGATGCGACCGGTCAAGCAACGTATACACCTGTAACATTAAATCAAGCAACAACCAATCTTACAAGTGTACGTACACTTCCAGCAGCTACATCTACTAGTCTTGGTGCAAGTGCTAGAGCAGATGATTATATCGGCGCTTTGTACAGAGAAGTTTTAGGTCGTCCACCCGATACAGATGGTTACAACTATTGGGCTTCTGTTGTTGCTGGTGGAGCGTCATTAGATTTTGTGGGCAAAGCCTTTGCGAATGCAGCGAATCAAAACTTAAATCAAGGTAAAGAAACACAAGTAAAGTGTGAAGTAAGTGATCCGATTGCTCAAACTTTTTTTGTAAATCGTTTAACAAATCCAGAAGGCATCTTTGTGTCTAGCATTGACATTTATTTTGCCACTAAAGACAGTTCTGGTATACCGGTTACTTTAGAGTTGCGTCCTACGGTAAATGGGTTTCCACATTCCGATGAAATAATCGCTGAATCAGAGGTAACACTTAATCCTTCAAGTGTGAATTTGCCTACTAATCCAAACGTTCCTGTTGCAACAACATTTACATTTAGAACTCCAATATATTTGGAACCAGGCGAATATTCATTTGTAGTAAAAGCGAACTCTGACGAGTACACTGTTTATATTGGTACAATCGGACAACAAAGACTTGATGGAGTTGGGCCAATCGTTTCGCAACCATATATCGGATCTTTCTTCAAGTCACAAAATGCTTCAACTTGGACACCAGATCAAAATAGTGATATTTGTTTCGTTATGAGGCACTGTAAATTTGCCGCAAATACAGTTCAATCGGCAGTTTTAACTCCAGTTTCATTTGGATATGATCAAACTTATGATCTTGCAAGACTTAATGTTCCATTTGAAACTTTAGGTGTTTCTGCGAATGTTACTTTTGAGCTGGCAACAAAAGCAAATTCTACAGGTGCAATGGGTAATTATCTTAATGTAATACCCAACTCGAATATCATTTTCAATGAAAGAAAGATTATTAATACTTCTTCTGATGCGAATGTCAGAATTAGAATGATCACTTTGAACGAAGATATTTCACCTTATGTTGATGTTTCTGGTTCGAATTATACTGTTGTGAAAAACTTAGTAGATAGTCCAGCAGCAGCAAATGTGACTTCGTACCCAGAAACTTTAGCATCTGGTGGTGGTGCTTTGTCTAAGTATATTGTAAGAAAAGTTACTTTGAGTGATGGCTTCGATGGATCAGCACTCAGAGTTTATCTACAACAAAACTTGCCACAGGGATCTTCAATTCAAGTTTATTATCGTGTGTTGTCGGCAACTGATTCCGACAAGATTGAGAATAAGTCTTGGACTTTAATGACACAGACTGGTGTTTCTTCAACCAATCAAAATGCCACCGAGTATTATGATTATGAATATAAGGCTGATGCAATTAGTTATACGTCTGGTGGAGTAACATACACAAACTTTAAAACATTTGCGATTAAAGTTGTGCTTTATTCAACCAATCCCGCTAACGCTCCTTCGGCTAAAAACTTTAGGGCGATTGCACTGTCATGATGTATAAAGTAAAAGATCATAATAATCTGAGAAGAGATCCCAAAAATCAAGCGATAATAAATGTCGATAGGGAAAAGTTGTCTGAACACAGAAACAAGACAAAAATAAAAGAAAATATCGAACATATAAATGAAGAAATCGCTTCTTTGAAAAGTGATTTTCAAGAGATCAAATTTTTGTTGCAACAAATTGCAAATAGAGGATAGAAATGCCAGCAAATATTAATCAGGTAACAACTGCGAATACCTTTCAGCAATGGCTTATAGCAACTGAAGATTTAATTGCCGTTGCGAACAATCTAACGAACGGCGTTGGTGGCACATTCTACGCAAACACCGATTTCACTGTCGGTGGTGATCTAGCCGTTACTGGTAACGTTGTTGGTAATGTAAGTTTTACTGGAACAATTTCTGGTTCAGGTATAAGTGATATTGAAGGAAGAGCATTAGCGTTTGCGATTGCCTTAGGATAAGATAAATAGATTCAAACTGTAAAATTAGAGGATTTTGATGGCCAATACTTTTAAAAATCAAACACTCAAAGCTGCTGGAACTACGGCACAAAATGTCTATTCGGCTGGTGCTGGAGTACAAGCAACTGTGATTGGCATGACAATTGCTAACATCACGAACTCACCAATCTCAGCAAATGTCATTCTGAGTGGCGGCAACATTACCAATAATGTTTATCTTGTCAAAGATGCGACAATTGCTCCTGGTGGTGCTTTAGTTCCTATTGGTGGTGATCAAAAAATGGTGCTTGAAGCGGGTGATTATTTACAAGTCAACACATCAATTGCTTCATCTGGCGATGTTATCGTTTCAGTTCTGGAGATTACGTAATGTCATATATTGGCAATAGCCCTGAAGTAAATTTCTTTACGGCTAAAGTAGATAAGTTTAGTGGTACCGGTGCTTGTACTCAATTTACTTTGTCAAGAACTCTTGATGATGCCAATGCTATTATCGTTGTTGTCAATAGTGTGTTACAAACACCAATTGCTTCGTATAATGTTTCATCGGGTGTTGTAACATTCACTGAAGCGCCATCATTAGGCACCGAAAATATTTTGGTGAATTATACGTCACCAATTACATTGACATTTAATCAAGTTACTCAAAGTCAAATTCAAGCGGGCGCTGTCGGTGTAACACAACTTGCAGCAAATTCTGTCACTAGTGATAAGATTGCACCAGGCACTATTGTAGCAACAGATGTCGCTGATGGCAGCATCACAACGCTCAAAATAGCGACTGGCGCAATTACAGGCAATTTAGTCGCAAACAACGCAATCTCAGGCAACAATATCGTATCACCTCCAGACATTTTCGATGATGCATTTTTGTTTGGTGGAATGTAAAAGGAAAAATAAATGGCAAGAGCATACAAAATATTAGGACAAAGAAATCCTTCAGCTAATGTGTTGACTACACTGTACACGGTTCCTTCTGGAAATTCTGCGATTATTTCGTCTATCACTATCGCAAATCTTGATGAAGCAGCAGGTGTTGGTGCGGCATTTAGGGTGGCAGTGAATACTTCAAGTGCTGCTGTATCGAACGTTAGCTATTTGGCATATGGCGTCAATGTTCCTGGTAGAGATACGATAACACTCTCACTAGGCGTAACACTCAATGCTGGTTCAATTGTATCAGTCAATGCGAATAGTTCTTTGTTGGCGTTTTCTGCATTTGGTACTGAAGTCTACTGAGAATGAGTCTAAAAAGATTTGGCCTGACTGGCAGTCTAAACAATCAGCCAAGAGTTGCGGCAAGAAAGTTTAGTTCAAATAGAATAAGCCTCAGACGGTTTCCTTTTGCAACGACACCAGGTGTCGTAACCACGGCTGTTTATGTTGAAGATGTATTTTCGACGTATCTGTATACAGGCAATGGTACCACGCAGACGATCTCAAATGGAATCGACATGTCTGGCAGTATATATGGTGGATATGTTGAGTTTGACGGTGTAGATGATGCTTTAATAACAACAATGCCTGCTCTCAGCGGAGATTTTACCGTTGAATTTTTCTTTTTTCCCACAGATTTCAACCGTGCGTATATAATCTTAGACAAGTCTTTTAGAGATACCAATTTTTCTATAGTTACAGATTATCTAAACACGGGAGCATTTTATGTTCAAGTTGGGGGATATGGGCAAATCAACTTTTCATTTAATCCCCCAATAGTTAATCAATGGAGCCATGTTGCGCTTTGTAGAAGCGGTTCCACTGTTCGCATGTTTCTTAATGGCACACTACTTAGTGGCACAACAGCTGGTGTAACTGGAGCAATCACAACAGGCACTCTTTATATTGGTGCTGGTAGCAGTGCCGGTTCTGGCTACGAATTTACACAAGGGTATATTTCAAATCTTAGAATCACAAACACTGCATTATATACATCGAACTTTACTAGGCCGTCTAGCCCACTAGAGGCAGTTTCGGGCACACAATTACTCACTTGTAAAGCTCCAAGTCTTACAACGGACCTATCGCCAAACGCATACTCTATTACAATTTCTGGTGCGCCAATTTCTCGAACAGAGGGTGGTGTATTTAATGATACCTCCAAAGGAGGTCTAGTTTGGATCAAAGGTCGTTCTCAAGTAGTAGGCCATCGTCTTGTAGATACGGCAAGAGGTGTAACCAAATCTTTAGATTCTAGCACCGGTGCTTTTGAGGCGTCTGAATTGTCAGGAGTTACCGCTTTTAGCAATACAGGATTTTCTTTAAGTGATGATGTAGATTATAACAATAACGCAAGTCTCTATGCCTCATGGACATTCCGTAGACAAGCCAAGTTCTTTGATGTGGTGACTTATACGGGTAATGGTGTTGCTAGTCGTCAGATTTCTCACAATCTTGGTTCAGTGCCAGGATGTATTTTCATCAAATGCACTAGTGTGGGATACAACTGGTATGTGTATCATCGATCAACGGGCAGTAATCAGGTATTAATTCTTAACTCAACTCTTGCGGCAGCAAGTAGCAGTGCTTGGAATAACACAACGCCTACAGATACGGTGTTTACCGTAGATGGACTTACTCCTGAAGTTAATGAAAACGGTGCAACCTATGTTGCATATCTATTCGCTCACGACGCTGGTGGCTTTGGTCTAAGTGGTTCGGACAATATAATTAGTTGTGGAAGTTATATTGGAAATGGTAGCACAACGGGTCCGACTATAAATCTTGGGTATGAACCTGCATTTTTGTTAATAAAAGATTCTACCGCATCCAATGATTGGTGCTTACATGACGGTGTAAGGGGTATCACAAATACTCCTGGTTCTAATCAAACACCTCAAATTTATCCTAATTTGAATGTTGTAGAAAATTTAAATACAAGAATAGCTTTACTTGCAAATGGATTTCAAATAATTGATGATGGTGGAAAAATAAACACGCTTAACTCCACGTTCATCTACATCGCCATCCGTCGTGGTCCAATGGAAACACCAACAAGTGGTACTGAGGTGTTTCAACCAATCGTTTATACAGGCACTAACGTTGATAATCGTAAAGTGACAACTAATATTCTAACTGACATGATCATGGCTCGTCAGCGAAATTCAACTTCATTTGGTGGAATGCTTGTTGGTGATAGATTGAGAGGTAATCAATACTTAGCTACTGGTACTACCGCAGCAGGAGTTACTGACGCAGATTCTTTGATGACACCTACATCTGGATATGGTACTTCTTTCTCTGCAATGGATGGATTTGGTGTGGGAAATGATGCGACTTCTCAGTTAAATTTGAGTGTTGTTTCGAACAATCAAATAGTTGAAGCGTTCAGACGGGCTCCTGGATTTCTTGATATTGTTACATACACAGGTACCGGTACCGCTAGAACAGTCAGTCATAATTTGGGTGTAGTGCCAAAAATGATTTGGGTCAAAAAAACTGCTGGAGGCACCGATGCTTGGGCTGTATATACATCAGCTTTAGGACCAAATTTATCTTTACAATTAGATGATGGGGGAGCTTATTCTACTCTTGCTACCTTTTGGAATGATACGGCACCAACTTCTTCTTCGTTTACGGTAGGCACAAATGGTAGTGTTAATGCTTCCGGTCATTCATTTGTTGCATATCTTTTTGGTGATGTTCCGAGTGTTTCAAAATGTTCATATTATGTTGGTAAAGGAGTAGGAACTTCACAACAAATAGATTGTGGATTTACTGCTGGAGCAAGATTAGTTCTAATAAAATCTACTGAAAGTGCCGGTGACTGGTACTTATATGATTCGTCTAGAGGTATATTGTCGGGCAATGATCCCTATTTTTCAATAGAGACCACTAACACAGAAAATACATCAACAGATTACATTGATCCTTATTCAGCAGGCTTTGAAATATCATCAACAGCACCAGCAGATATGAACAGCGGTTATGGAGAATTTTACGCCAGCTACCCTGTTGGTGGCACTGCTGTCGAAGGAGCCATTTTTCACAATAATCAATTTGTGGTTGTGGATAGCAGTGGGCAAGTTAATTTTTCACCAGACGGTATAAGGTGGACAACATATTCTACTACTTCTGGCACTCTTCGTGGCATTACTTTTGGAAATGAACTATATGTTGCGTGTGGTACCAATGGTGACATAACTACTTCATCGAATGGTACTTCTTGGTCATCAAGAACCAGCGGTACAGCAAGTAATTTGCTTTCTTGTGAGTTTGCTTTTGGAAAATATTGGGCATGTGGAGCCTCTGGTACACTTTTGAGTTCTTCAGATGGTATAAATTGGTCTTCTGTATCGACAGGTACAACAGTCAGTCTTAACAGAATTAAATATTTGAATGGTGTACTTTTTATTGTGGGTTCCAGTTCTAGACTACTTCAATCATCTGATGGAATCAATTTTACACTAACAGATTTGGGACTAGGAAATATTGCTCTTAGAGATATAGTTTATGGTAAAAATTTGTATGTTATCGGCGGTGACAGTCAAACATTGCTTACATCTCCAGACGGCACCACATGGACCTCAAGAACAATAGGTCGTAGTCCACAAGCATTAGTTTTTACTGGGAATAGATTTTTGGCTGGAGGTGGTTCCGGAAACACTGCTTATTCAGATGATGGTATCACTTGGACAAATGGTCCAACAATTACTGCCGTTACATTTAACACAGCGGCATTTGGTAATGACATCGCCATATTATTTAACTCACAGTCTTGTATTTCTTCTCCCAGATACATATATTGGGCTATAGCATAAAAATAAAAAAAGGAAAAAAATGGGTTACAGATTACAATCAACCGGTGAATATTTTCCAACAGACAATGCTCTGCGTAATATGATACCGTCAACTCCAGCACCAGTAACAACTGAGTGGATGGAAGCAAACGGTGTTGACCCCGTATTTGAGGGTCCACAAGCAACTGGTGGCACGATGTATCAATACAGTCAGTTTGGTGGTATTGAACAAATTGACGGAAAATGGTATACTAAGTATGTGTTAGGACCAATTTTTAGTGACAGTCAACAAGAAGATGCATATAAATTAATAAGAGATGCTGAACAGAGTGAAGCCGTTCGCCGCACACGCAATCAAAGATTGACAGAATCCGATTGGACACAACTGGAAGATTCACCGGCGGATAAAGCAGCATGGGCAACGTATCGTCAAGCACTTCGTGATATGTCGTCACAAGAGGGTTTTCCTTGGAATATACAGTGGCCTGAAAAACCATAATATATAAAATTATAAATGAAGGGTGATTGAATGAATAACGAAGAGATTTATTATTCGCAGTTTTTAATTAATCACGGTCAAGGTAAACTTGATTGTAATTATAAAACAGCCGCACGTGCGCTTAGACCAACAGCGCAGTACGGTTTATCCGAACAAGATGGTGAGTTCGTTTTTGGTGAGTATCAGGATGAAAGTGGTTTACCACCACCAACAAAAGAAGAAATACTGAATGAACTAGAGTTTCAAGAAAGATTTTGTGCGTATTGGCAACACTTTTATGATCGATATCAGGCATATCCTGACATTACTGTGCTGTTCAATTTGTTATATGAGGCAATAGACAAAAATCAGATTCCAGGAAAAGAATCAGATTTTTATAAAACAATTAAAATAGTAAACGAACAATATCCTTGTCCTGATGATGAGCCGCCTTCAAGAACGAATAAATAGAGTAAAATTAAGGATTTAAATGTCTTATATTGGCAATCAAGTTACGTCAGTACCGCATATAGTTGATTTATTCAACGGCGATGGTAGCAGCACTATTTTTGGTGTTCTTACCAGGGCACCTGCTGGGACAGCAGCCGTTGTTGTTTTTGTTAACGGTTCTTACAAAATTCCAGGTATTGATTATACTCTAAGTGGTGATATCATTACGTTTACTACTGCTCCTTCAGTAGGCACAAACAATATTGCTGTTCATCATATTGGTAATGGCACAACAACACAAGTACCATCAGACGGTTCTGTAACTGGTAATAAACTTGCAGCTACATCAGTTTCAGGTAATAATCTTACTCAAAACTCTATTCGTGGCAATAACATTGTTGCTGGTACAATTACTGGTAATCTGATTGCCGCAGAAACCATTACTGGTGATGATTTAGCACCAAATAGTGTTCGTGGAAACAACATTGTTGCCGGTACAATTACTGGTAATCTAATCGCAGACGGCACTATATCAGATAGCAACTTTTCAGCATCAGCAAATACAAAAATCCTAAGTTCAGGATTTGTAGGATCAATTATTTTTGGAGCATAATAAATGGCCGCACCTAATATTGTAAACGTAACTTCTATTATACCGCATACGGTGACACTCACGCCTGCGAATACAGCACGACAGGGATTGGTTGCTGCGCCGGCGACTAATGCTACTCATAAAGTAAACACGGTCATGATAGCAAATTTGGATCCAGCCACTTCATATGCTGCTACCATAGAACTACGCCTTGCTGATGGAACTACGTTTCGTTCGATTGGTAACACGGTTTCTGTTCCACCGAACTCAACGTTGGTTTTGTTAGACAAATCAACATCATTTTATTTGTTGGATACCACTGTTACGGGCGAAGCAAGCATGTTGTGGGTTCAGAGTAACTCAGCAAGTAATTTGACATTCACTTGTTCATACGAAACAATCAGCTAATTCAGAGCATCAAGAGAGGAATTTTTAATGACTAGACGTTATTCAGGTGGTTTGGTAAGAGCCCTACCTATTTCAGTTGCGACTTCTGGTACAAGCGGCGTCTTTACTGTATCAGAAGCAATGAACTATATTGCTGCTGGTAAATGGCCACAAAATCTTCTCACTACTGTTTTGACATTTACTGGTTCTGGTGTTTGGACAGCACCGCCTGGCGTTACTTCTGTTGATTATCTTGTTGTTGGCGGTGGCGGTGGTGGTGGTGCTGCTTGTAGTGGCACTAACTTTATTGCTGGTGGTGGGGGTGGGGCCGGTGGTTTTCGCTTAGGCACTAACATGAGTGTTACTCCAGGTGTTGATTATACTATAACTGTTGGTGGTGGGGGCACTGCTGATTCCGTTAGAGCAACTCCTGCTGCAAATGGTAGTAATAGTTCTTTTGGTAATTCTCCAAACAGTGTTGATGCGACAGGTGGTGGGATGGGGGGTAGGACACACGGACCAGCTGCCCCCACTTTGGGTTATGCCGGAATAGGTGGATCAGGGGGGGGAGGAACAGCGTCAACAAGTCCACTTGGTGTTACTCCTGGTGGTCAAGGTAATCTTCCTAATGTAACTCCTGCTCAGGGGTTTGGTGGTGGTGCTGGTTTTACCCCAGGAGTAAATGGTCGAGCCGGTGGTGGTGGTGGTGCTGGTGCAAATGGCAGCACTGGGAACACAAGTTCAGCAGGTATGGGTGGCGTAGGCATAGCAAGTTCAATATCTGGAATATCTACTACTTATGCTGGTGGTGGTGGTGGGGCTACTTACTCATGTACGGGGGGTACTCCACAAGTTTTGGGTACTGCTGGAGCAGGAGGCGCTGGTGGTGGGGGTAGAGGTGGAAATCCACACCCTAATGCCCCTGGCTGGTGTGCAGCATTACGAGCAAATGGGCAAAATGGCACAGCAAACACTGGTGGCGGCGGTGGTGGCGGCGCAAATCTTGTATCCCCTTTGAGTGGCGCCACATTCGGAGGTGCTGGTGGTTCAGGTATCGTCATCATTCGTTATGTACAACCTGCAAGTGAAACTACTTACACTTTCAAAACATCGACTAATTGGACAGCACCAACTGGCGCCACATTGATTGATTATCTTGTCGTTGCTGGTGGTGGAGGTGGCGGAGCAGGAGCATCTACAGGAAACCCAGGTGGTGGTGTCAATTATCTAATTGGTGGCGGTGGTGGCGCTGGTGGAGTACGCATTGGTACAAACTATCCAGTCACTCCTGGGCAAGTATATCCTATTATTGTTGGTGGTGGTGGTAATCGCAATTCGGGGACCAGTCCAACCGCAATAACACAAGGGTCTAATGGCACAAATTCCAGTTTTGGAACCACACCAAATCAAATTTCTGCTGCTGGTGGTGGAAGAGGGTCGGGAGCTATTTGTTTCAGTCACCCAGGCAGTGCTTACGCAGCAGCAAATGGTGGATCGGGTGGTGGTGGAGCCGGCACATATGGCGTTGGATTTGCTAATAACACATTAGCGATTGGACAGGGTAATATACCAAACGTGACGCCAGCGCAAGGATTTGGCGGTGGTGCTGGTATAACGACACCAAACGCAAACTCCGGCGCAGGTGGTGGAGGCGCAAGTGCTAACGGGGCAGCAGGAACTTCGGCTGTACCACGTGCTGGTGGCAATGGTGGTGAGGGTGTTGCTTCTTCAATTACTGGAGTTTCGACGAGTTATGCTGGCGGTGGTGGTGGTGGCGGATTTGGTCCCGGTGGGTCATCTGGTGGGGCTGGTGGCGGTGGTGCTGGTGGCGGACCACCTCCTGCTGCCGGCACAGCACCCGCAGGAAAAATTGGTGCTGCTGGCACAGTGAATACCGGTGGCGGTGGTGGTGGCGGTGGACATTGCAACAACCCCGCAACCTTTTTCAATTCTGGGGCCGGTGGATCAGGAATCGTTATTATTAAAGTTGTTGGCTAATTAGTTATTTGGAGTGATTATGGAAAAAATATATCAATTATATGGAATAGATACAGCAGTTCATTTATTACGACCAGGCGCAACTTGGGAAATAAGTAATATGGGTTTTAGCAAATGGGATGATCCTAGACCATGCCCAACTATGGAAGAAGTAAAAGAGTGTATGGAAAAACTAAAGCAATTAGAAGATTCCATAGATACACAGTGGCGTGACGATCAACTTAAAGAATTTGGTATACAAGAAAAAGTATTGTCTGAACAATTAAAATGAAAGTTACAAGGAGATAAAATGGCACACTTTGCCGAATTAGATCATAATAATGTAGTTCTTCGTGTTATCGTTGTTGATAACAGAGATACATCTACACCAAACGGCACTGAAAAAGAATCTATTGGTGCCGCATTTTGTGAAAGACTTTTTGGTGGTCGTTGGGTACAAACAAGTTATAACGGCAATTTTCGTAAAAGATATGCTGGTCAAGGAATGATTTACCATGAAGGTGCTGATGCTTTTATTCCCCCTTCACCATTTCCATCTTGGACACTTGATTTAGGAACAGCCGATTGGGTAGCGCCTGTGCCAAAACCCGATGGTAACTATGTTTGGAACGAAACTGATGGTGTTTGGGATCCTGCTCCCGATCCTGTTTCCCCACCTACAGAAGAATAGATTATATTTTTAAATAATAGAACCCCCACATATGTGGGGGTTTTTTTACGCTTCCAAGATTGACTAAATAGACGATTAGAAGGAGACAATCTTGGCGGCATACGTAGAAATCACTATTGAGCAAGGTGCAAACCTCACATCAACTGTCACTGTAAATGATGTACAAGGTGACTCCGTAAATCTCACAACTTATTCTGCTTCTGCTCAATTACGCAAATCTTATTATTCTTCATCAGCAAACACACTCACAGCGATCATTACTGGGAATGCTAACGGTCAAATCACACTTTCAATGACTGCTGCGAACACATCAAACTTAACTCCTGGTCGCTATGTTTATGATTTGATTATCAGAAACTCGACTGACAATTCTGTGACACGTGTAGTAGAAGGCACTGCTGTTGTTCTTCCATCAGTTACGAGGTAATTCATGCCAGATTTAGGTCCAGTTACGGTTGGTCAACCTAACTTAGGTTCTGTTACAGTTTTTCAACCGAATAGAGCAACACTTACATCACCGAACTTTAAACCAAAACCAAATGTAACATTGGCAGAAATAAATGATGTGTCCACAGAAGGCGTTCAAGATGGATATTCTTTAGTGTTTGACTCAGCAAACAATCGTTTTGAAATGAAAATTGCTACTACCGTTTTAGGAAATCTTGACGGCGGATTATTCTAAGAATTATAAATGTCAAATACATCAATTCAAATAAAGCGTTCGCTAACAACAAATACACCTGTATCACTCAACATTGGTGAACCAGCGTATTCGTATAGTAGTAACACATTATTCATTGGTTCACCAGCGGAAACAGGTGCTATTCCTATTGGTGGACATGATTCATATCTTCGTGGACTTACATCATATGAACAAGCTAATATAGCATTTCGTACAGCAAATGCTGCTTCAATTCGTGCTAACAATTCGCTAAACGCCAACTCTGGTGGCACAATTACTGGTGATGTTCTGATTCAAGGTAATCTGAATATCGTTGGTGGTTCGATTGGTGCCAATGTACCTGTCGTATTGATCGGTGATAATATTATCACACTGAATACAGCGATTAGTCAGTCGGGTCAACCGACAATGAATGCTGGTATTGAAATTGATCGTGGCGCACAACCGAATGTTTATTTGTTGTGGAATGAAACTGACAACAAATGGACATTTACGAATGATGGCGTAAACTATGATGATCTGGGTGGTTCAGCGACAGCATCGTATGCTAACTCAGCTTTCGTACAAGCAAACTCGGCATTCTTACATGCTAATTATTCTTTTGATCAAGCAAATTCTGGATTTACACAAGCTAATTCTTCGTTCTTTCATGCGAATGCTGCGTATCTACATGCGAATGCCGCATATACAAGTCAAAACACAAGCGGTATTAGAGCAAACTCGGCATATGAACAAGCCAACGCAGCATACATTCATGCTAACTCGGCATTTCAGTTTCAAAACGCATCTGGTAATTATGCGAACTCTGGATTCATTCAAGCCAACTCAGCATATCATCATGCGAATGCTGCTTTTGTAAATGCCAATAGTACATTTGCTACTACTAACTCCGCATTCATTCACGCAAATGCCGCATACGCAAGTCAAAACACAACTGGCATAAGAGCAAACTCTGGATTTGTACAAGCCAACTCTGCATTCTTTCATGCGAATGCTGCTTTCGCAAATGCCAACGGTGCTTTTGCTTCAGCCAATGCTGCTTTTGCAAATGCGAATGGCGCTTTTGCTTCAGCGAATGCTGCATACATTCAAGCAAATTCTGGATTCATAAAAACTAATGCGGCGTTTGATCATGCTAATGCTGCTTTTGCTTCGGCAAATAATGTAGCACCACAGGTACAACCAGCATTCAACACCGCCAATGCGGCATTTATACAAGCGAATTCAAGTTTTATACATGTCAATTCTAGCTTTCATCATGCGAATGCTGCTTTTGCAAATGCGAATGGTGCTTTTGCTAGAGCCAACGCTGCCTTTGCGAATGCCAACGGTGCTTTTGCTTCAGCGAATGCGGCATTCAACACAGCCAACGCTGCATTTATTCGTGCCAATAATTCACTAAACGCAAACGTTGGTGGTCAAGTTACTGGTGATGTTACTATTGTTGGTAATGTTACATCGAACACACTGACAACAACAGGTTCAAACGGTAGTATTACGGGTGCTAATGCTATCTTTTCAAATTATTTCTTTGGCGCAAACGGTACAGTAGACATGTATGTCTACACATCATATGCTTTTGCAAATGCCAATGGTGCTTTTGCTTCAGCCAATGCTGCTTTCGCAAATGCTAATGGTGCTTTTGCTGCTGCTAATGGTGCATATATTCAAGCCAATAGTGCATTTATAAAAACAAATGCTGCTTTTGACCATGCAAATGCAGCATATCTTTCACAGAATGCTACTGGTCAATATGCGAATGCCGCATTCATTCATGCCAATTCGAGCTTCATAAAAACCAATGCTGCGTTTGATCATGCTAATGCTGCTTATATTTCACAGAATGCTACAGGTCAATATGCGAATGCGGCATTCATTCGTGCCAACAATTCGTTAAATGCAAATCTTGGTGGCACAGTTACCGCTAATGTTACAATTAATGCTAATCTAACAACACAAAATGTATTTGTTGGTTCGTATATTGATTTAAACACTTCATCTTCTATACCACCAAGAAACGAAGGTCGTATTTTTTACGAAAACGATCAGAAGACTTTAGCATATAACAACGAATCTGATAATACGATTCAACTTGGTCAAGAAACAGTAATTCGTGTATGGAATAATTCTGGTACTACAATTGCCAGAGGTAAAGTTGCTCGTATAGGTGGTGACGCATCGGCAAATGGTTTCCCCGCTGTTGCTCTTGCTTCGGCAACTCTTGCTGAGAATGCTGAAGTTGTTGGTGTTACTTCTACTACGATTGCAAATAATGATTATGGTTATGTAACGATACATGGTAAAATAAGAGGACTTAACACTTCGTTATTGACTGCTGGTCAAGAGTTGTTCTTGTCCGATACACCAGGTGAATATCAAACAACTCCACCAGCAACACCAAGTGTGCCAATGGCAATTGGTTATGTCACTCTGTCTGATGTAACAGACGGTTCGATTCTTGTCTATTCTCATTTGATGGAAGGCAAGAATAAAACAAACGGTGCTATTCTGTTTGGTCGCAATGGTGCTATTGACCAAGATCCTACTAAACTGTATTGGGATTATGTCAATGACCGTTTAGGTATTGATACAGACAGCCCACAAGCAAACCTACACGTTGCTGGTGATGGTTTGTTCACAGGTAATCTGACCATTACAGGCAATCTGGTAGTTAGTAATGCTCAAACAATTACTACAGATCAATTGTTTATTGGTGGTAACAATGTAATTCTGAGTGCCAATGTTGTTGGTACACCATCACTCAATGCTGCGATCATTGTCAATCGTGGCGACTCACCTAACGCATACATTCTTTGGGATGAAACTGTCAATGAATGGTTAGCATACGAAGGCACTGGTGAACCTGGTCATATTCTTCTTGCGAATAAAACTGCGAACAGTTGGTTAGTATATAACACTTTTGAAGCATACGAAAAAGAATTTTATCCTATTGGTGCGAATCTTGCAAACAGCACTAATGAACTTGCTAAAGCAGGATTTGCGACTGCGAACATTGCAGAAAACTTAGCAATTGCAAGTTTCAAACATGCAAATTCTGGCTTCATTCAAGCGAACTCATCATATGCTCATGCCAATGCCGCTTATGTGTCTCAAAATGCTACTGGTCAATATGCGAATGCTTCGTTCATAATCGCAAATTCTGGATTTATACAAGCCAACGCATCTTTTAATCACGCCAATGCTGCGTTTGCTGCTGCGAACAATGTAGCACCACAAGTTCAACCGTCATACGATACTGCTAATGCTGCGTTTATTCATGCTAACGCATCATTTGTAAAAGCAAACACTGCCGATTCAAATGCTTTGTCTGCTGGCTCATATGCTAACTCTGCGTTTGATCATGCTAATGCTGCTTTTGCTTCAGCAAATAACGTAGCACCACAAGTACAACCAGCATTCAACACAGCAAATTCAGCATTCATTCAAGCCAACGCATCATTCGACCATGCTAATGCTGCTTTTGCTTCGGCAAATAATGTAGCACCACAAGTACAGCCAGCATTCAACACTGCTAATGCGGCATTCATTCAAGCAAATGCGGCATTCATTCAAGCAAATGCGGCATTTATTCATGTCAATGCTTCGTTCGATAAAGCAAACACTGCCGATATAAATGCGCTGTCTGCCGGTTCATATGCTAACAGTGGATTCATTCATGCGAATGCTGCGTTTGGTAAAGCCAACAATGCTGATGCGAATGCTTTGTCAGCTGGATCTTATGCCAACTCTGCGTTTGCTGCTGCGAACAATGTAGCACCACAAATACAACCAGCATATGATACAGCTAATGCTGCTTTCATACAAGCAAATGCGGCATTTATACACGCCAACGCTTCGTTCGACAAAGCAAACAATGCTGATTCAAATGCTACATCGGCGGGAGTATATGCTAATGGTGCATATGTTCATGCGAACGCTGCTTTTGCTGCTGCTAATAATGTGTTTCCGCAAGTTCAGCCGGCGTTTCATACCGCTAATGCGGCATTTATTCAAGCCAATGCTAGTATTCTTCACGCACAGTCTGCTTTCCATCACGCAAATGCTGGATATGTGGCAGCAAACACCGCCGACGGTAAAGCAGTAACATCAGGTGACTATGCGAATGCGGCATTTATTGTTGCCAATGCTACGACAATTCAAGCAAATGCTGGATTTAATCATGCGAACTCTGGCTTTACACAAGCAAACTCAGCATTTTTCCATGCGAATAGTGGCTTTATTCAGGCGAATGCTTCTTACAATCAGGCAAACGCATCATTTATCGTAGCTAACGCAACATCAACGCAGGCTAACGCAGCATTCGATCATGCTAATGCCGCTTTTGCTTCGGCAAACAATGTAGCACCACAAGTACAACCAGCGTTTAATACTGCCAATGCGGCATTCTTGCAAGCCAATGCCGCTTTTGATAAAGCAAATACTGGTGCTAATGCTGAAGTTAGAAGTTTCTCTACAACATCAAATGGTGCTGTTTCTACATATGCTTTAGGGTTTACACCAACATCAAATACAGCAGTAATTGTTTCAATTGGTGGTATTGTACAAACTGAACTTGCTGATTATGAAGTAAATCGTTCGAACAGTTCGATCTCATTCAATGAGCCTCCACCTGCTGGAGAATCTGTTCGTGTAGCAGGATTCAATAATGTAAATCTTTATACTCTTGATGTTGCGAACTCTGCTGGTGCCATTGTTGTTTCGTATAATGGTATTGGTGATGGTGTAACGCAGGGCTTTAATTTAGGATTTAGACCGGAATCTGGCAACGCCATCTTTGTTTCAATTGGTGGTATTTTACAACCCGAAGACGCATATACTGTAAATCCATCAACAAATAACATTACGTTTATTACCGCTCCTGGCAACGGAGAAAATATTCGTGTAGTTGGATATGACAAAGTTAATCCATACTTTGTTCAATATGTCAGTTCAAATGTTTCAGTATCAACATTCGAAACAGTTGCGAATGGTAACTTCACGACATTTAACTTAGGATTTTTACCACAAGCACGTGAAGTGTTGATCGTTTCTGTTGATGGTGTTATTCAACCAATTACATCATACACAGTCAACAATATTCAACAAACAATTACTTTTGACGGTGCTCCTGCTAGTGGTGAATTAGTTCGTGTCATTACAATGTACACGACAGCAAATGCTTTCATCACACCAGATGGTTCGATTAGTTTAGCCAAACTTGACACTCAGTTATACAATCTGATATACAATTCAAGTAATGTAGCGAATAACATTTCTAATACAGCAAATATTGCAATTGCAAATGTTCAGGCAAGTGCTAATGCTACATTGAATACAGTTTCAAATACAGTCAACGCTTCGTTTATTACAGCTAATGCCGCTTTCATACAAGCAAACGCAGCATTTATTCAAGCAAATACTGCCGCATCTACTGGGAAGGCAATTGCTATGGCTCTTGTATTTGGAGGATAACAAATGTTACAAACAATAGGTTCCGCTAGAATAGCAAACAGTGCAGTAACAACTGTCAAGATAGCAGATTATGCCGTTACAAACACCAAAATTGCCAATGCTGCCATCACTGTAGAAAATATCTCAGCGGATACTTTACCTAATTACGACTTAGATGATATATCATATCTGGCAGATGGAAATACATTAAATTTTCCATTAAGATATAACACAACAAATGTATCTGTCAGAGATCCGTCAAGTTTGATGATAATTGTAAATGGTACAATACAGAAACCTTATGCGAACACCTATGGTTCAAACACTTGGATAACTAACATATATGCCCCCGATGGTGGTTATATGTTAGACAGTGATGGTACAATTCGTTTCTCCGAACCCGTACCGAACGGGTCAACAATTCAAATAAGAGTCGTTCCTGGCATCGCAAATACCGTTCAGAGAACTTATCCTTACCGACCAATCGATATTATGATTGGCGAATAAAAGACTAAATAGTAGAGATTTTAAAAAATAATCAATTACCCAATTATTTGGAGTCGAAATGGCTAGAAAAGTATTATCTGATACATACTTCTCGTTCACACCGTCAAGCAGAACGATTGTATTTAATCAAATCATTCAAAGAGAGAGATTCGTTCTCATTACGAATCTGAACACGAATCAGGTAATCTACAATTTTTCAGATCCAAATCTGAAAATTACCTCATATTCAACATCGACAAACAACACTACTGGAGCAGCAACGACAAGTATCGTTCTTCAGTACAATACAACTGCAATGTCGGCGACCGACGATCTGCAAGTTGTCATTGATGAGTATGAAGAGAAGTTTACTCCGTCAGAACTGTATACTGACCCAGTAAATAAATTCAGAACAAGTCAACCACAAGCATTGATTGATACTGACTTTGAATATTCCACTCAATCAACGAAATGGGAATCTTTATCTCTTGTCAATAATCGACCATATGCATACCAAAACACAAGTGCAAACACCATTTTTTCTACTGGTGGACCACTAACTGTAACAGCCATTGCAGTCAACTCCAATTCCAGCGTGGTTACAGTTTACACCGCAAACACTGTTGCTGTAAACACTCCAGTTTTTGTAACAGATACGGCATGGGGACCTGCTGATGGAACATTCATGGTCGATTCAGTAACACCAGGCCATGCAATTCGTTACACAACAAAACAACGTTACATTAACACAGCAGCAGGCATAGCAAACGTTAATATTAACATTCCTGGTGTAAGTGCTGTTGCAAACGGTTCAGTGTACTCACGTGCTAATATTGGTATTGCAAACATTAACTTCATCAGCACATTTGCAAACGGTCAAATTACAACAACTCAGCCACATGGTTTGTCATTAGGCAATGAAGTTATTATTCAGGGTGCATTTGCTGCAACATCTGGTACACCAAACGGTACTTACACAATTACTGGCGTCTACTCTAATACTACTTTCCGTATTGATGCTAACGTAGCACCAGTAAGTTCTGGTGGTATCACTTCTTCACTGGCAAACTTGTTCTCTGCCGGTCGTTCAACAATCGTACATCGTGCATATGATGGTGGTGTTGAATTTGGTACAGCAGCAGAAGGTCATAATAATCAATTGATTCGTCAGACACGCCGTTATTTCCGTTACCAGTCTGGTAAAGGTATTCAGATGTCAACTGGTACGTTGATGAAGCCGGCGATGCGTGTTGATAGTATTATCAGTTCAGGTGTGGTTGTAACAGTCAAAACAAAAGAGCCTCACTTCTTAGATGCAAACGTATCAATTAATGTCACCAATTGTAATGAGGTGGCATACAACGGAACATTTAATGTTTTTGAAACACTGGATCCGTATACATTCCGTTATGTTGCAAATAGCACACCATCATCTTCTACAGCGACAGGCTTATATCGTATAACCGTCAATAGTTGGTTTGGTGCTATTAACCGTGTTGGTATGTTTGATGATCAAAACGGATTGTTTTTTGAATATGACGGTACAACATTATCGGCTGTTAGACGTTCATCAACTCGTCAAATTTCTGGTTACATCAGTGCAAACACTTCAAATACACAGATTGATGGTGTGAATGTCAACGGTGTAACAACCAAGTTCTCTTCTGAACTTGAAGTTGGTGACTATATCGTTATCAAAGGTATGTCATATCGTGTCATTGAAATTCAATCTGACACAAGATTACATGTTTCTCCTGCGTATCGTGGTGAAACTCCACTTTTCCAAGCAGTTGCAAACAAAACTATTGATTTTAAATATACGCAATCAGAGTGGAATATAGATCGCTGTAATGGAACAGGACCATCAGGATATAATATTGATTTAAGCAGAATGCAAATGTTGTATCTAGATTATTCATGGTATGGTGCTGGTTTTGTTCGTTGGGGATTCCGTGCTACAGATGGTAACATTATCTACTGCCATAAAGTAGTTAATAATAACGTCAACTATGAAGCATATATGCGTTCAGGTAACTTGCCCGCACGTTATGAAACAAATACGTTCTCACGTAGAACCAGACTTCAAGCAACGATGAACTCCGGTGACAATACAATGAACGTAGCAAATGCTTCAGTTTTCCCAACAGCAGGTACATTGTGGGTATACGGTGGACCTGGTGGTCTGAGCGAATTCATTAACTATAATGGCATTTCAAATAATTCACCATCGGGTTGGACATTTAATAATCTTACACGTGGCCAAACTGGTGCCACCATCAACTGTGTGATGTCTACGACAAGCACAGTATTGAATTTGGTAGCAGGTCAAGCAACGACTGGCATTCAACCTGGCATGTATGTAAGTAATGCTAACATTCCTGGTACAGCAATTATTACTTCAGTTACTCCTGGTGTATCGATTCAACTTTCACAAGCACCACAAATTGGTGGCACAGGTCTTGTGACATTTATTCCAATGGGTAATACAGCACAAACGTTTACGTTCTCATCAACTTCGCCAACTTCTGTTGAACTTCATGCGCCAGGTTATTCACCTAGATTGAGTCATTGGGGTACTTCTGTAATTATGGATGGTCGTTACGATGATGATAAGTCTTTCGTGTTTACTCAAGGTATGCCAGTTGCAAGAAGCATACCTCCTGGTCAGCGTATGGCAATACAAAGTTTCCGTATTTCACCATCGGTTAGTAATGGTGTTCCTGGTTCAAGACTTGGTGATCGTGAAGTAGTTAATCGTATGCAAATGATTCTACGTCAATTAGACCTCCTCTCTGGTGGTCAGTTCTTGATGGAAATTCTTTTGAATGCATCAACTGCAAATGCTACACCACAGTGGGCTTCAGTCGGTGGTTCAAGTTTGGTTCAATATATTAATCATAGCGCAGACACAAGAATTGATGGTGGTGAAGTTATCTACGGCTTCTTCACTAACTCATCTGGTGGTACAACGAACTTGACAACAACTTCAGTCGAACTTAACTTAGTTCGTGACTTGGGTAATAGTATTTTGGGTGGAGGAACACTTGATCCAAATCGTGGTTTCTTTCCCGATGGACCTGATATCATTACAATTTGTGCCCGAAACGTTGGTACGGGGGCAGCATCTATCTTCTCTAGATTGTCGTGGACAGAAGCACAGGCATAAATGTTATCAGTAACTACATTACCAATACTGCAAGCCGTAAATGAAAACAAAGAATTTTATTTCGGCTTGCAGCCAGGTCTGTCTGGAAGAGCGGATGTTGAATACGTAAATCGTAGCATATCATTTAATCCTGCTTCCAACACCATTACTATTGGTGTTAATTTAAATCTTGGAAGAAATACGGTCAATGGTGTGGCAATTGCTGAGTCTTCGTTGCCTTCTACAAAACTTTTACCAATTAATCGTCTACTGGAAAACACATATCTAATACCAGGTTCAGCGAATGGTAACGTAAGTATTTTTGTTGGTGATAGTTCAGTGTATTATTTGACTGGCAATACAGCTGGAAATGTTACATTTGATTTGCGAGTAAGTCCTCAAGTTCCTCTTGATAGTTTGATGGGGAATGGACAGTCACTTACGACAGCTTTTATAATGACGCAGGGTGGTGGCATACAGTATTTGGCTAATCTTTCTATTGATGGTGTGTATCAAGCAAATAGTACCAGATGGAGTGGCAATAGTAGGCCTACTTACTCTACATCACTTACAAGTCAACAGTTGGATGTGTACACTTTTACGACAATAAAAACAGGAGCCAACACATATTCAATTTTGGGCTCAAGAACATCATACGGTTTTGGTTAAATAAATGATTCAAAAAGTTCGCACACCTCTTATTAGTACAACAAGTATTACTGGTAATTTGGTTGCCTCTGGCGCCATTGCTGGTAATAATATTGTAGAGGGTCAGATTACTGGCAACTTGATTGCTGTTGGGGCTATTGCTGGTAACAATATTGTTGCTGGCACAATTACGGGAAATTTGATTGCTGTTGAGGCTATTGCTGGTAACAATATTGTTGCTGGCACAATTACGGGAAATTTGATTGCGAATAATGCTGTATCTGGAAATAACATAGTATCACCTCCAGACATTTTTGATGATGTCTTTTTGTTTGGGGGTATGTAAATGTCTGAACAAAAAGTAGAGTCGGGTCGTATAGCAGATGGTGCAATTCTTGGAAACAAGATTGCATCAAACGCCGTTCGTGGAAATAATATTGTTGCAAGTGCCATTACGGGAAACCTTATTGCTGATGGTTCTGTTTCTGGTAATAATATTGTTGATAATGCCATTCGTGGTAATAACATTGTTGCTGGCACAATCACAGGCAATTTAATCGCAGACGGCTCAATTTCTGGTAATAATATTGTTGATAATGCCATTCGTGGTAATAACATTGTTGCTGGCACAATCACAGGCAATCTTCTTGCCGCACAAACAATTACTGGTGATGACTTAGCACCAAACAGTATTCGTGCTAACAACATCGTAGCAGGTCAAATTGCAAGTAACACACTTACTTCAAATTTACAAATATCACTTACGCAAGTATTTGAGACTGCCAATGTTTTTACAACAGCAGTAGGTGGTAATGTAAACATTGATTTGCAGAATAATACAGTATATTTCTTTTCATCAAATACCACTGCAAATGTAACTTTTAATCTGAGAGCAAATACACAGAACACCCTTGATTCACAACTAGGAATAGGTCAATCAGTTACTACAGCAATTTTGTTGAAACAAGGTGCAACAAGATTTCGTGCTAATGTTTACGTCGATGGTGTATTACAGGCACCGTTTTACTTGGGTAATTCTGCACCTTCTTTTGCGGCAACACAACAAGAATCTATTGACATATATTCGTTCAATGTTATAAAAACAGCAGCGAATACATATACAATATTGGCAGCAAACTCTAATTTCCAAAGAGCAACAAATCAGAATCCATAACTTATGGCAACTATAAACACAAGACAACAATTCAAAGATTACTGCCTGCGTAGACTAGGATTTCCGGTTATTGAAATCAACGTTGACGATGATCAGGTAGATGATCGAATTGATGATGCGCTTAATTTTTGGCGTGATTATCATTATGACGGTACAGAAAAACTGTACATGAAACATCAGATCACACAAGCGGATATTGATCGTCAATGGATTTATTGTCCTGATGCCGTACAATTTGTTACGGGTATTTTTCCATTTGATCAGTCTAACGCATCGATCAATATGTTTGATTTGCGTTATCAGTTGCGTCTACATGATCTTTATGACTTTACGTCGGTATCGTATGTGTCATACGAAATTACCATGCAGCACCTTCGTACATTGAATCTATTGTTCTCTGGTACACCACAATTCCGTTTTAATCGTCATCAGAACAAAGTGTTTCTTGACATTGATTGGTCAAGAGATGTTCAACCAGGTGAATGGGTTGTCGTTGAGTGCTATCGCACAATTCGACCAGAAACAATTGTGTTGACGGGTACAGTAACGGGTGATCCATCATCAAATACAATCGTGGGTTACGGTACAAAATTTGACCAAGAAATTGTACCATTTGATTTCATTACTATTGGCACAGAATCAAAACAAGTTGGTAACATTGAGTCGCCCACAAGTTTGACATTAGTTGGACCACCAACATTAACGCATAGTAATTCAGCCATTCAAATTGAAGGCACGACTGATGTGTGGAATGATCGTTTTCTGAAACAATTGGCTACAGCAAAAATCAAACAGCAGTGGGGTAACAACCTTAAAAAGTTTGAAGGTATTCAAATGCCGGGTGGTGTTACGCTGAATGGTCAGAAAATTTATGATGAAGCATCAGAAGAAATCAAAGAGATGGAAGAACAGATTTATCAAATGGGTTCACTACCTTCGGAAATCTTTACTGGCTAATGTCAACTAACTTTTATTTTAATAATTTTCCGTCAAAGCTGGGTGGTGGCAATGTCATCACTCCAGAACAGTTATTGGTCGAAAATCTTGTCATTGAAGCACTCAAGATTTATGGCTTGGATGTTTATTATTTACCACGCACAACACGTGATCAAGTAGACTATCTGTTTGGTGAAGATGTTTTGAAAGAATATCGCACTGCACATCCAATTGAAATGTATCTAGAAAATGTAAACGGCTTTGATGGTGAACAAGATTTCATATCTAAGTTTGGTTTAGAGATTCGTGATGAAGCAACATTGCTTGTCTCACGACTGAGATTTAGGTATGCGGTTAATGGTTTAACAAGACCTCTTGAAGGTGACTTGATTTACATACCAATGACTACAAGTTTCTTTGAGATTACCAGTGTAGAATCAGAAAACGATCAAGCCATGTTTTATACATTAGGTCGTGGTCGAGGTGGTAATGTGTATGTGTATGCTTTGAAAATGAAACAGTTTTACTTTTCAAATGAAGTTATTGAAACAGGCATTTCAGAAATCGATGGCAATATTCGTAATTACTATCCAAAACTTCGTATTTCATTAGGCTCTGGTTCAGGTAAATTTCTTAACGATGAAATTGTATATCAAGGTTCAAATCTCTCTTCTGCTACAGCACAAGCACTAGTTTACGATTTTCAACCAAATTCATACATTGATGTGTATAGAATGCAGGGTGATTTTGTCGCATCGGCTAATGTGAAAGGTAATACAAGTTCTTCACAATGGACAGTCACACTTGCTTCTGATGCTCCAGTTCAAAACACAGCATTTGAAGACATCATTGACAATGCTCGTATTGAAGCAGCGGGTGATGGTATCATTGACTTTACGGAAGTGAATCCGTTTGGAGAACCTTGATGTTAGGTAATTCTCAATTTTATCATCGCACCATTCGTAAAATGGTGGTTGTGTTTGGTACAATGTTCAATGATCTTGAAATTGTTCGTTATACACAATCTGGTAGCCCAAAAGAAAAACTTAAAGTACCATTGTCATATGGTCCTAAAGAAAGATATCTGACACAGATTACTTCTGATCCAAATTTGATCAAATCGATAAACTCTGTAATACCAAGAATGTCATTTAATCTTGACAACCTTGAGTATGATTCAAGTCGTAAACAGATTTCCACACTACAGAATTTTGCTGCTGCTACAAACACCGGAGTTGCTACACAATATTTACCTGTGCCATATAACTTTGAATTTAGTTTATCAATTTATGTTCGCAACACAGAAGATGGCACACAAATACTGGAACAAATACTACCATTCTTCACACCAGATTTTAGTGTTGTAGTAGATTTTATTCCTCAAATGAATCAGAAGTACACAGTGCCTATCATACTTAATTCAGTAGCATCGACAGTTGATTATGAAGGTGGCATGGGTGATGGTACAACACGAATTATTGTTTGGGATTTAACGTTTACAGCCAAGAGTTTCATCTGGCCACCAGTCAAAACAGGTAAAATTATTAATGCTGCTAATACCAATATCAACATTGATCTTACCTCAAAAGAAATTCAAAAAGTCTATGTTGACTATGCGAATGGTAACAATGTGTTTACAACTGGAGAAACACTCCGTGATAGTGCCAATGGATTCTTTGGTACTGTAGAATACTTCAGCAACACTTCACTTGGCACATTAGTCATTACTGGTGGTAATAAGTATATACAAACTGGCTATACACTTACAGGTGATTATTCTGGAGCAAGATATAATGTGTCTACGCTAGATACAACTTCAATCAATGCTGCTGCGGTAATTGTTGAGCCTAATCCAACAACAGCCGCACCGCCAGCAGACTTTGGATTTATTGAAACGATTAAAGAATGGCCTGATACATTATCATGAAAAAACTGAATAAAAATTTATCTGAAATCTTTGATGTTGAGCCTATTGAAGAAGGCCGAATCGAAACAATGCCTGTTGTAATAGATGATAGTGCTAATCAAATTGATGCCGATGCTGAATTTGCTCGTACAAATATGCGTTCATTGATTGATAATGGTAACCGAGCATTGACTGAATTAGCTTCAGTTGCGAATCAATCAGAGTCACCAAGAGCATATGAAGTCTTAGCCACAATGATGAAAAATCTGGCTGAGATGAATAAAGATTTACTAGAGTTACAAAAAAGAAAAAAAGAGCTTGCACCTCAGTCGGAGTCTAGTAAAGGAGTCAACGTCGATAAAGCAATCTTCGTTGGCTCCACTACCGAATTACTTAAAATGATCAAAGGAAATAAATAAAATTATGGAACAACTAATCGAACAAATGAAGGTTATTCTTGGTACGAACTTTGCTTTGTACTTTAAAGCACATACCTATCATTGGAATGTAGAAGGTCCAAACTTTGCTGAGTATCATGGTTTTCTTGGTACATTCTATGAGGCAGTGTTTGATCAAACTGATCTAATCGCAGAACACATTCGTGCGTTAAATTCTTATGCTCCAACAACTCTTGGAAGAATGAGTGAATTGTCCAAGATTACTTTTAACGTAGCGATACCTGCACCAGTCGTAATGATGTCTGAACTTGCCGCTGACAATGATAAATTTATCATGGAACTTCGTACAGGTATTGCTGTTGCTGACGCTGCTGACGAACCTGCTGTAGGTAACTTCTTACAAGATATTCTAGACGCTCATCAAAAACATGGTTGGATGCTGAAGAGTTTTACACGATAAATTATGGATGACGGGTACCTTGGTAATGCACGGCTCAAACGAGTCGGTGTTGAAATATCCTACACTGAAGAGCAATTAAAAGAGATTGTAAAATGCACCGAAGATCCGGTGTACTTTATTCGTAACTATGTCAAAATTGTCAACGTAGATAAAGGTCTTGTGCCTTTTGAGATGTGGCCATTTCAAGAAGACATGGTTCGTACATTTCATGACAATCGTTTTTGTATCGCAAAGATGCCACGACAGGTTGGTAAGACAACTACAACTGTCGGGTATATGCTTTGGTCAGCATTGTTCAACGAAGAATTCGTAATTGGTATTCTTGCCAACAAACTCCAACTTGCTCAAGACATTCTTGCTAAGATACAAAAAGCCTATGAGTATTTACCTTCATGGCTTCAACAAGGTATTATCAACTGGAACAAACGTTCGATTGAATTAGAAAATGGTTCAAAGATTTATGCTTACGCTACATCAGCAGCGGGTGTTCGTGGTGGTTCATATAATCTAATCTTTCTTGACGAATTTGCTTTTGTGCCACACAACATGGCAGTAGACTTTTTTACTTCTACTTATCCTGTTATCTCATCTGGTAAAAGTTCAAAAGTAATTATTGTTTCTACTCCGAACGGTCTGAATCTGTTTTATAAGATGTGGACAGATGCGATTGAAAATCGTTCAACATACAAAACACTTGAGATTCACTGGTCAATGGTGCCAGGTCGTGATGAGAAGTGGAAAGAAGAAACGATACGAAACACTTCTGAAGAACAATTCCGACAAGAATTTGAGACAGAGTTTATTGGTTCTTCAGCGACACTGATTTCTGGTTCCAAACTCCGTTCATTGGCGTTCTATGACCCAACCCGTATTGAAGATGACGGCAATCTATTTGTATATGAAGATCCACGCCCAGGACGCATTTACATTGCCACAGTAGACTGTGCTGAGGGCGTAGGTCTAGATTATCATACGATCAATGTTTTGGATGCTACAGAAGCTCCTTATAAACAAGTCGCACGATATCGGAATAATAAGCTGCCGCTATTGTTCTTTCCAACAGTGGTGTATGCTTTAGCCAATCGTTACAACCAGGCTTATGTACTGATTGAAACCAACAATGTTGGTCAGCAAGTCGTAGATATTCTACATTATGATCTGGAATATGAAAACATCTATAAGCTAGAGCATCATCATATCAAAGGTCAGAGCATTTCTGCTGGCTTTAAACGCTCAGTGGCTTTTGGTGTAAAGACAACCAAATCAGTCAAGAAAATTGGCTGTGCTAACTTGAAAACGCTGATTGA